TTCGCGCTCTGGATGCGGAAGTTGCCGCCGATCTCGCGGGCGAGCCTTTCCCCCATGTGGATGAAGCTCTCGTCGCGCATCTCGAAATACCTGCGGGTGATCGAAGCAAGCGAGGGGTCGATCTCGACATCCATGACACCGGCGGTCTTTCCCGCCGCGCCGAGGATGTCCGCGACCGTGCTGTCGTCGAAATGGCGTTGCTGGCCTTCCTTCGGCTTCTTCGTGGTGTCCATGCCCTTGGCCGAGATCGACAGCGTGCGCCCGCTGCCGCGCGAGCCCGACGACCTGACCTCGTCCACGGTGCCTGTGAACACCACCCGGACACCCTCGCCTTCCCATCCCAGCGCCACGATGACGGGGGCACCGATCTGCGGCAGCATGATGCGCCCATCGGTATCGTCGATATCGAGATTGGCCGTATCGGAGTGGGTACCCACCTTGTCGGAGACGGTCAGCGAGATCAGCACCGGCATGAGCGTCGTGGTGATGTTGGTGCCCGCCACCGTCACCATGAACACCGCGCGCTTCGACATGAAGGATCACCACAGCCTGATCGGTTCGAGGATCGCGGGCTCGCGGGGCGCGGGCACGGGCACGTCGAAGGTGGTGCTGACGGGCAGGTATGCGCCGAGGACCGCGAGGCCCGGATTGATATCGTGGATTTGCTCGACGAGGCCCGGCATGGGACGTTTAAACCGCCGCCAGACGATGAGTGACACCGTGATGAACTCGCCCTCGACGGTCACCGGTTCGACGATCATGAGAACATCCCCGAAAACACCGAGAAGAAACTACCGTTCGACGGCTTGCCCGCGCGGCGCACCGAGATGTCCACATCGATCACCCGACCGATTCCTTCCGCGTCGAGATAGCTGGACCGCTCGGACACCCTCTCGATCACCACCCAGCCCATCTGCGCCCCGTCGCCGCGCATGAGATAGAGAGGCCGCCCCGCTGCCCGCGCCTGGTAGAGCTTCTTGAGATCGCCGAGCCCGCCGAACTTGTGCGGAAAGATGATGGCGCGAATCGACCAACTCTCGGCCCCCTCGCCCACCCATTCGAGCGGCGGCCTGGCGCCGAGCACCGGTTTTTCCACGAAGCTCGTCTCGTGACCGTGGTCGTATTCCGTCGCGTTGAACGGATAGACCTCGAAGCGGATCGGGCCCAGCGTCATCAGCATCAGGCGAATCTCAACCCTGCATCGGCATAGACACCGCGGAAGGTCTCGCGGACCTCGTCGCGCAGCACCCGTCGTATCTGCTGAACGACGTCCTCCGCATCCGTCCGGCCGTTGAAGCTCATGTTGAACACCGGCGCCACGGTAATACCACCCGCGGGCAAGGATCCTGTCCTGTTCACATAGCCCGAGCGCCCGGCGGTGATGAGCTCCGGGCCGCGCTCGCCCACCAGGTAGCTCGCACCGCGGCTGATCGGACCGCCGGTGGCGCGCTTGGTCAGGTCCTCGATGGGGCCCACGCCATAAGGATCGTTCGGATCCGGCGTCAGCCCGGCTCCCGCCCCGCGCCCTCGCGGATTGACGGCGGGTGCCGGCGTCCTGCCCGTGAACGACAGCGCCGAGCTGATGCTGCTGGCGATCCCGCTGGCCCAGTTGAGAATGTCGTTGCCGATCGAGATGAGCCCATCGAAGAAGGACTGCATGAACTGCCGCCCGATGTCGTAGAGGCTGCCCAGCGATGCGGCAATCCGGCCGGGGAGTTCGGCGAACCAGCGGATCACATTGCCCACGGCGCTGCCCGCCGAGGTACCCCATGCCTGCCACTTTTCCGGAGAAATCTCGAAACTGATCTTCGAAAGCCAGCCGAACAAGGTGCTGATGCCGGTGATGACCGGGTCCAGCATGGGGCGGACAGGCCCGAGTGCGGCGGAGAAGGCCTGCCCGAAGGCGGAGAACATCTGCCCGATGCCATGCCAGTTATCGTAGATGAACTTGCCCGCCGCGGCGATGCCGATGAGGATGGCGCCCACGCCCGTCAGCATCACCGCGCCGCGCAAGGCAATGGCGGCGGCCGTTACCAGCTTCATGGGGTTGAGCAGGCTCAGGAGGCCGGAACCGAGGGTGCTGAACACGGCCTTGAGGCCGCCGACGTAGCCCAGCATGGTGAGGCCGAGAAGCGAGCCGCGCAGGCTGTTGAGGCCGCTGGCAATGAGCCCGAGCGGTGCGGTGACGGCGACCGCCCGCAGCGCCGTCAGCGTCGCGGTGACGCCCTTGAGCCCGAACGCGAGCGTTGCCAGCATGCCGCCCTTGCCCATCAGCCCGATGAAGGTGAGACCCGCCAGCGCCGCCTTGAGCGCGACGAAGCCCGCCGTGATCGCGACCAGTGCGCCCGAGACACCGGGATACTGGTTCACGATAGCGGTGAGCATCTCGAGGACGGGCTTCAGCGCCCCGGCGATGCCGCCCAGCACCGGAATGAGCGCCGACCCGAGGCTGGTCTGGAAGTTCTGCAGCGCGATCTGGAACTGCTTCACCTGCTCGACGCTGGTCTGCATCATGCGGGTGAAGTCGGCGCTGATGACGCCATCGGCTCTCGCCGCCTCGTCGCGGAGCCGGATGTAGTCCTCGAGACCCGTCAGCAGCGGAATGAGACCCTTCTGGACCTGGGCGTCGGAAAACAGCTCGCCGAGCCGCGACAAGTCGCCACCGAGTGCCGTGTTGATGGCGCGGAGCGAGGCCTCGAGCGGATCCGTGCCGTTGGCCTTCGCATCCTTCAGCACCTTCTGGATGTCGATGCCCTTCTTTCGGAAGTTCTTGATCGCGTCGTTGGAGTTGATCTTCTGCAGGATGTTGCTGAAGTTGGTGGCAGCCTCCGAGGCGTCGCCTGCACCTCTTCTCACGATCTGCAGGGCGGAAGCGATCTGGGCGAGGCCGTCGGCCCCCTCCATGCCCTTGGAACTGGCGAGTGCCGTGATGGACGGCAGGTATTGTGCCATGTCGCGAAGCTCGAAGCCGCCAGCCTTGCCGGCGGCGGCCATGATGTCGAAGGACCTGGCCAGATCCTCCGCCGAAACACCGAGGTTCGACATGGCAGCAAAGCCAGCCTTCGACAGGTCCTCGAGGCTCGCCCCCGTAGCGGTCGCGGCACGGGCGATGGACGGCATGGCCTTCGTGGCCCTTTCCACATCCAGCCCCATGCCGACCAGGAAATCCTGCGCCTTCACGATGTCGGTGGCGAACTGGTTCATCTCCGAGGAAGTCTGCTTCGCCGCCGCGCCGATGGCAGTCATCTGCTCCGCCGTGAGATTGCCCTTGGCGCCGATCTCGGCCAGCGCCCGGTCGAATTCCTGTGCCGCCTGCACGGGCGCGGTGAGCGCTGTCTTGAGCACGTAGAGGGTGCCCACAGCATCGAGCATGCGCCCGCGCGCAGCATCGATGGCGCGGTTGTTGCGGGCGATGGCGGCGTCCAGCCTGTCGGCCATGGTGATGGGGCCGCCTGTGGCATCCCGGACCGAACGTGTGATGCCGCGCAGGCTGTTCGCGACGCCGCGCGCCGGGCCCGACACCCGGTCGAGCAGCTCGACGATGAGCTGGGTGGTCTGGTTCGCCATGAGGGTCTCCCGGGAACCACTGCGCTGTCAGCGCAGTTTCTCTTTGACAGCACTACGCTGGCAGCGTATATACACCGAATGGAGTTCGACTGGCACGATGCCAAGCACGAGAAGAACTTGGCCGAGCGGGGCTTCGGTTTCGACTTTGCCGCCCGGATCTTTCTGGGCCGCGTTCTCACCCAGATCGACGACCGCGATGACTATGGCGAGGTCCGGGTGAAGGCCATCGGCGAGGCCGACGGCATCGTGCTCGTTGTGATTTATACGGACCGGGACGAGGTCCGCTGGATCATCTCGGCCCGTCTTGCAAACAGGAAGGAGCGCGCATTATGGCACGCATGACACTGGACCAGATCAGGGCCTCGAAGCCAAAGGTGGATCGCACGAAGATCGCGGCGACAAGCGAAGAAGACATCGCCCGCCACATGCGCGAGGACGGTGAGGATCCGGGTGCTGCGCCCGGCACCTTCGTCGAGGATGTGCCTCCGGCACAGATCCGCGAACACATGGGCATGACGCAGGTCGAGTTTGCGGAAGCCCTGCGCATTCCCGTAGCGACGCTCAGGAACTGGGAACAAGGCCGGGTGCGCATCGATCCCGCCGCCCGCGCCCTTTTCCGCATCATTAACCGTGACCCGAAACATGCACTGAAGGCGCTTCAGCCCGGGAGGAAGGCTGGTTGATCAGGACCGCCGGGCCTGCCCGCTCAGCCGGCGGGCCTCGGCATGCCAGAGGAGCACCTCGGCCCATTCCATGTCGTCGAAGGCGGTCACTGGCGTCGACAGCACATGCGCGGTATCGGCGACGACGCCGCGCCAGCCGCTCACGCCGGGGCCTTGGGCAAAAAACCGCCCAGCACCTCGGAGATCGAAGCGAAGTCGGCGGCATCCATCTCATCCATGGCGTCGGGCGGCAGATCGCAGAGCGTGGCTGTCATGGCGATGCTCTGATCGAGTTCCGTGGAGCCGGGCTCCCTCGCCTTCTCCATGGCCCGGAGGTCTCTCACCTTCGGGCGGCGAATGGTGACTTCGGTGATCAGCCGTTCTTCGACCTTGAAGGGGCGCACAAGCTTCACGCGTGTGGTGTCAGTCATGATATCATCTCCGGAAGATCAGTCATTCAGCGCTGGACGCGGAGGATGCGGCGCTCGTCATCGTTCTGCGAGACGCCGTCGAGGCGCCACTCGGAGGAGAAGAAGTCCCAGAACAGCTTTTCCTTCTCATTGAACCAGAGCTCGTAGTGCATGACCTCGTTGATGGCGTATTCGTGCCCCTGAAGTTCGCCGCGCTGGAAGGCATCGGGCTCGATCTTGCCGAGTCGTCCCTCGATGATGGCCTTGGACTCGATTGCAATGCCGGTCCGCTTGTCGCGGATCACGCCATAGGCTGTGAAGACCTTCTGGCGGGACGAGCCGAGGCCGAACTGGGTCAGGAGATCTGGGTCCCAGCCATTGAGCTTGAAAGTAGGCTCGAGCTTCTGGATGCCGACCGCCACCTCGATCTGGACGCGCGAACCGCCGGCATGGTGGTCCTGGTACATCTCCTGGAGCGTGGGCAGCTTCAGTTCAGCCAGCGTCAGATGCTTCGAGGCGGTGGGGTCGTGATCGCCCGCGAACAGGTTTGCCGCCTCCATGACATGGATGGTGCTCATCGGAATTCCTCCTTGTTGTGTTGCGGTCAGCCGGTGACGGCATCGACCTGGGCCAGCAGGTCGTCGAGCAGGGCATCGAGCGCCGGGCGGTAGCGCGCGGACTGGATGCCGAGGTAGCGCAGCACCGGCGCCTCCTCGGCAGCGAAGTTCACGGTGAAGCGGCCCTGCCGCAGTTCTTCCGGAGAGTTCTGATCCCGCGTGAACTTCACCTCATAGCCGAGGATGTCGCCATCGGCCTTGAGGTCGCGCATGGCGAAGCCCATGGTGTTGAGGACCGCCTGGATGGTCTGTCCCGTGAGATTGAAGCGCCCGAGATAGAACCTCAGGGTGCGCAGGAACATCAGGTGGATGTAATCGCGCCCGCGGGTGACGTTGTAGAAGCGCCAGAGATCGTCCTCGCCGGCATTGTCGGTGCCGACATAAACGAAGCCGCCGGAAGCGATGGCCGTCTCGACGCCGAGTTCGCCACGGAGAAGGACGCCCACATTGTGCGACAGCAGACGCTGGCCCTCGGTGGCGCCATCGGTGAGCGAGAAGTTGATGGGCCGCGACGGGCCGACAATGCCCGCGACCGGCTGGTTCGCCCAGGAATGGAAGGGACGGCCCTGCTTCTCGTGATCGCGCCTGACGCCGATGCCGATGACAGCCGGCGACAGCGGCATCACTGTCACTTCGCTTCCCGCCATGACGCGCACGGCCGGATCCACAGGAATGAGCCTGCTCGAGGAAATCGTCTCGCGCCAGTCGATGGCGGCCTGCTCGGTGGTTGCAGGACCGTCCACCACGGCATGGGCGAGAAGCTTGCTGCAGAGCGCCGGCAGAGCGGCACAGACGGCATTGGCATCGGTTCCCGTCCGCTGGCTGGTGAAGCCCGGCGCGCAGAGCAGTCTCGGGATGACGCCGAGCAGCGGTCCCGCCTGCACGAAGGCCTCAAGCCCGGTGGAGATACCGTCCCCCACGATACTGGCGATGGTCGCGTCGGCGGTAAGACCCTCCTCCACCCGCACTACGACAACCTTGGCCGCGACCTGGAACTCGCCCAGCTGGGCATTGATCAGGTTCAGCGCATCCGAAATCGTGCCTTGCGTGCCGAGTGCCGTACGCTTCGCCGCATCGTCGGAATAGAGAAACACCGGCGTATTCGAAGGAAATACCGCCGGATCGGCCTCAGGCGCAGTGCCGATGAGGCCCACCACCGACATGTCGCTGTAGACGGCGGGACGCGGTTCATTGTCGATCCGCGTGATCGAAATGCCAAAGGTCGGATCGGACATCATGTCTCTCCATGACAAGAGCCCGCCGC